TTACTCTGCAGGTGAAGTCGGCCACTCAATATCAGGTGCAGTTGATGTATCAACACGATTCAACAACACCCGATATGTCTTCCATGCGGCCAGTAACGATTTCTCCTCCTCCGTCGCAATATCCAAATCTACGGCATCCTGAAGTGGCGCAATATGCTCACTGGCTACCTGCATCAGGCTGTTTTTTGTTTCTTCCGCCTCTCGGATCCGGAACAGTTTTTCTGCTTCTGCATCTTTCACCCAGGCTGTGCCGTTCCACTTCTGAAACTCCCCTTCCGGCGATAACCAGGTAACATTTTCCGCTAACGGACCGAGTTCAGAAATAAATAACGCGTCGCCGGAAGCCACGTCATAGACCGTTTTACCCCGATGGTCTTCAACGAGATGCCACGATGCCTCATCACTGTTGAAAACAGCCACGAAGCCTGCCGGAATATCTGGTGGTGCAATATCGGTACTGTTTGCTGGCAGACCTGTATGAGGCGGAATATATGCGTCACCTTCACCAATAAATTCATTAGTTCCGGCCAGCAGATTATAAATTTTTATGGTCCGTGGTTGTTCACTCATTCTGAATGCCATTATGCAAGCCTCACAATATAGTTAAATGCGATGTTTTTGACGGTGTTTTCCGCGTTACCAGCAGCGTTAACGGTGATGGTGTGTCCATGTGAACCAATCGCAACGGAGTGCGTATGAGCACCAATACCGACAGTATGTGTGTGTGCACCTGCGCTTGCAGCAGTACCTGACACCGGGTGGGTATGCGCTCCGGCTGACGATGTGCCAGTACTCGAGCCTGCACGAGACGCACCTTTGAGGGCTTTATCGCCCTGCTCGGTATCGCCAGGTGGGTAACAGGCAACCGTGTGTGTATGTGCCCCTGCAGAAGCAGCCGTACCACTGACACTATGGGTGTGCGCTCCGGTGTTATTCGTGGATTTAGTGCCGTAATCAAACGACGATGTGGTTTTCGTCCCCAAATCCGTACTGGATGCACTGGCGCTGTGGGTATGCGATTTTATGCCGTCCTGTTCCTGAGACAATACGGCACGACCACTGGCGGGCTTGCCCTTAATCGTCCAGCCACGCATATCAGGGATCACGCCTGACGGATAAGCGGCTGCAAGTTTCGGGTAAGCAGATTTGTCAAAAGTCTGCCCCTGCATCAGGGCATAACCAGACGGAACGGTATCTGATGGCCACGGGATTGGTGCGCCAGGCGGATAAAACTGCTCTGATGGCGTATAGAGTGAATAAACTGTACCGTCCGTTAACCCTTCCGGCTTATTAGCAGAATATGCTGGTGACGTATGAATCGTTACGCTGGCATTACTGGTATAATCCCATTGAATATTTACACCAGTCGCATAATTTCCGATTGCAACGTAAATATCGTAAGTATCACCAGATGTATTGACCCAGGCAAAATTTGTAAACCCTGCCGATGTGCGCTGCCATAAAGCACCAGTAATCCCCTTCGGATTACCATTACCTGCACGCAAAACAAGTTCAGATATACCTGCCTGTTGAGGTGAACCGACGTTATATCCAGCCCCACCAATCAACGTAATTGAAACAACAGAACTCGCCTGCGGCATGGTTACCGTTGCCAGCTTGAACCATCCAGCACCACCACTAAAAGACATTGTTGTGGAGTTGATCGTGCCTATAGACCGTGGGTTAAGTTCAATATCTTTAGAACCATCAAACGAGACGCCGTTGATAGTACATGCTGTCTGCAACTTGGTCGCTGTCGCTGCATTACCGGTAGTGTCTTGATTACCTTTTGTATTCACACCAGGCAAATCTATATCGGCTGAACCATCAAAGGATACACCACCTATGTTTATTGAACTTGCTAATTTCGTTGCTGTAGCAGCATTTCCTGAAAGACTTGAAATAAATGGATGTGAACAGTAATAACCTCGTCCATTTTTAAAGTCCAAAATTATCTTTGCATTCGTACTTTCTGATAAAGGATCAGTTGCCCCCCACTTATAAGTGGTTTGACCAACTGCATAATCAGCCGTTGGAACAATTACGTTCAAGCCCTCCTCAGCAAATATATTGATAGGGAATGCTCTGGCTTCAACGTAAAATACACTACACAAATCGTCATCTTTCACACCTGAAATAATCGAGTGTATAGCTCGCTCAGCAGTAGAATATATTGAGAAAAAACCAGCCGCATATGAACCGCGATCAGACCAACCGCCAGGCATAACAAACCCATTAAATTCACAATTATTCATGGCGTATCCGTCAGCTGAGGAATAAGTAGTTATCACAACTCGTGAGGCTAATTCATCGGTACTGCCTCCAGATCGGCGAAAGACTATAGGATACCACTTACCGCTTACTGCATTTGCAGGAGCAGAGAAAGTGTATTTTCGCATCCCCTTTTTCTTATCCACTTCACCTTTGCTGTAAACATTAATGTTATTCAGGAAGCGGCCCTTGTCGGGGATATCAGCACCGTTCTGGTCTTTCTGCAGACGTTTCTCTGCATTGTCATAGGCTGCTTTTACTGCCTTTGGCGTTGCCGCCAGTGACTCGGAAGTGCTGTTGGTCGCACTGCTGAGCTGTACTATCCCCTTTTTCGTCGTGCTCGCATCCTCAAGCGCCACGGCGGATGCAATATCCTCTGCCCGTTTTGCCGCTGTCTCAGCGCGCGTTGCTGCAGATTCCGCCGTACTTTTGCTCTGAGCTGCTGCCGTCGCACTGCCAGCTGCCTCTGTCGCCTTCGTGGATGCCGTCGTGGCGCTACCCTTCGCTGCTGACGCCTGTCTGGTCGCCTCATCTTTTGAAGCAGACGCAGATGATGCCGATGACGACGCCGAACTGGCTGACGATGCGGCAGCCGTTTTTGAGGATTCTGCGCTGGTTTCCGACGCTTTCGCGTTCGTTTCGGATGTCTTCGCTGCGGAAGCAGACCTCGCTGCTGCGCTGGCCTGTTCAGTGGCTTCGCCAGCCTTCGTTGTGGCTGTTGAAGCGGATGATGCGGCGCTTTCTGCCGATTTTCCGGCGGCGATGGCACTGGCTGAGGCCTGCCCGGCACTTGTTGACGCGGCACTGGCAGATGATGCAGCCGCTGTTTTTGAGCCTGCCGCAGCTGAGGCACTCTGTCCCGCTGCCGTTTCAGAAGACCTGGCGTTCGTCTCGGACGTTTTTGCCGCCTTCGCAGAATTTGCTGCCGCCGTTGCCGAGGAGGCTGCACTACTGGCGCTCGAGGCTGCGCTCGTTTCTGATGATTTTGCCGCCTCTTTTGAAGCCGACGCATCTCTGGCTGAGGTGGCAGCTTCTGACGCTTTCGTGGTCGCGGTGGATGCAGAAGTGGCGGCTGATTGTTGTGACGCTGAAGCATTCGTTTCTGACGTTTTCGCCGCACCGGCACTGGTGGCCGCCGCGCTTTTTGAGGACTCTGCAGCGGCAGCACTTTTTGAGGCTTCAGTGGCCTTTGTTGATGCCGTTCCTGCGCTGGAAGACGCTGACTGAGCCGACGTCGCGGCCTGTCCGGCTGACGTGCTGGCTGCGCGTGCTGAGTCTGCAGCATCAGTCGCATGGGTTGCCGCCTCACTGGCAGATGTGCTGGCATCACTGGCTGACTTCTTCGCGGCTGCTGTGTTCTGTGCCACCGCGGACGCGTTACGCGCCACCTCTTCCACCATCAGTTCAAAACGTCGCAGTGCCTCCGGACGGGCATCATCCTCCGTCATGGCACCGAGAAAATCATTCAGCGTACCGGGTTGAGAATCTTCATACACGGTGATGGTCCCGGCATGTGACGGCGGGAATCCCTCCACCAACAGAATAACGCTGTACTGACCGTACTCAACGTCCATGCTGTAACGCCCGGCTTCATCCGGATTTTCTGAGGCCAGCGTGTTCACCACCACAGTGGTACTGTTACGTTTTGCTTTCAGCTGGATTGTGCAGTTCTGTACCGGTTTTCCTGTGCCGTCTTTCAGTACACCTGAAATCTTTACTGCCATATTCACCCCACAAAAAAGCCCGCCTGAACCGGCGGGCTGTCATAACACTGTGTTACCTGGCTAATCAGAATTTATAACCGACACCCACGATGAAACCGTCAGTGCGCCAGTCACCACTGCCGGAGCCTTCATAAGCAATATCAATGGCCACGGATTCGGTCGGGTTAAACTGCACGCCAGCCCCCCACGCCAGAGACGTGTTGCTGTGGCGACCGTCATCACTTCCGGTCAGCACATCGTGCGTTTTCCCCTTGTTGTCAGTTACGCGGAGATAATCCCCGGAGAAAGTCGACACACGGCTGTAAGCCATACCCGCCATCGCATACGCGCTGAACCATTCATTCACGCGTACAGACGGCCCCGCCATCACGCTGAACCAGCGGTTACGCACGGAATCTTCATGCCAGCGGGTATCGCTGTAGTGCGTTTTTTGCTCATCCTCAGCATTGGCATAACTGAAGGACGTAATCAGCCCCAGCGCGTCCGTAAACTCATAACGGTATTTCACGTTAATCCCGTTCAGATTATCGCTGCCGGGAGCGTTCGTACGGGCATGAAGATACCCCGCGCTCAGTGTGGACTGATGTTCAGACGCCCATGCAGGCGCACCGGATACGGCCAGACAGATGGCTGCGGACAAAATGGCTGCACAAACTTTACGCATAATTACCTCTCGCTTTTCTGCAATAAAAAAGGCGCCATTTCTGGCGCCCGTATTGGGGTTATAAAAATTTCAACTGATACTGATACCGGATGCGGCTTTTTTCGTTACCGAGACCATTAAATCACTGATCCATGTTCTGGGATCTCCACTGCCGCTCGACTGAACTTCAAATGTTAATATTACATCTCCGTCCCCCACTGGCATATCAATGATATTGCTGTACACGACTGTTGTCCTTTTCGAACCACTAGTGGATTTGTCATAGATTACATTGCCATTTTTGCGCACAATTAATCTGCAGGTATCGTAGATATTAGCGCCATCATTTCTACTAAAATATGGTGGCGCACCGTACATGATTGGTTGAATTATAATCTGCCTGTCAAAGGCATGATCGTCCTTAATATGAACGGTAAGTGAACCCTGTGGGTATTCTCCGGGGTGCGGAAATCGATGCCCTGTCGTTTTTACAAAATCACCACGCACCTGGTTAGCATCAAGCATCCCCTTAATAGTACAGCTCTCATTAATCGTGACGTTGTTGAGCGTCCCGGCGTTCGCATTCACACTGCCACTGATATCCGCATTTTTAGCAGTCAGCTTTCCGTCAGGTGTCAGGGAGAATGCCGGAGGATTGCCACCACTGGTAATCGTGGGAGCAATAAGGAACTTGATCAGCGCCTCATTAATAAACGTCTGTCCGCCCTGTGTGACCAGTGCAGGAGTGGTGTTACCATTCGCCGGGTTAATAAATGCCACCCGGTCTGCAGCCAGCAGCACCTGACTCTGCATGCCGTCGGGGGTGTTCTCAATACCGGCACCGATACCCGCAATATAAAGGCGTCCGTCCTGCATCTGCTGCAGCTTCACTGCCCACATGCTGTTCAGGTTATTATTTGTATCAACCTGAACCTTCTGTATCTGCTGGATCGCTGCACTCTGGTCTTCCAGTTTCTTATTGACGGTCTGTGTTATTTCATTGCTGACATCCGTTATGGACGTCCTGATTTCAGTCAGGTCAGGCGCAAGCTGACCGTTATCAATCTGCGTCCACAGCTCCTGAGCCAGATGGGTTTTCCCTATCTCTCCTTTGAAAAAATCCAGATAGCCGGACGCATCATCACTCGGCTGACCAACAGCCTCCACAAATGCCGATTTGCCAACGGTGTTCACACTGCGGATATAAAAATAATAATCATGGCCCGGTTTGATATTGATACTGGCAGCTATCCAGTACAGCGCCGTGCCAAGATAGCGGGCTGTGGTTTCAACCTGCCTGATATCCGCAATCCGCTTTTCCGAGAACCAGAATTCAAACTGTACCGTCGGGTCATAAACCGCAAGATGCGGCGTGGCGGTTATCTGAAAATAGCCCGGCGTCAGCTCAATCCGCGACGGCGCTGCCGGTGCGGCAATCCGGAACGATACCGACGCCGGATCGCCCTGCTGCCCCCACGCATTTACTGCCCGGACTGTCAGCCTGTAGTTCCCCAGAGCCAGTTGTGTGAAGCGGTAAGTGGTTTCCGTCGTCCGGGCCGTGCTGACCAGCCGCTCACGGCCGTCATCCGCTGCCACGGTCAGGCGAAGCAGGAAGCTCACGCCCTTCACCACCTTCGGCGTGTCCCAGCGGGCCAGCACCTGGTATTCCCCGCTGTCTGCGGTGACTTCTGCGGTCAGATGCTGCACCGCTGGCGGCGTGACACCATTCACCGTGCCGCTCTGGTCGCCGTCAAAGTGCGCCCCGTTATCCACGATGGCTTCTTTTTCCGGTACATGCTGCACGGCGGTGATGGCATACGTGCCGTCGTCGTTCTCACGGATACTCACGCAGCGGAACAGGCGCTGGCGCAGCGTCGGCAGCTTCAGCCCCCACACGCTGTATTCTGCAACGCCGTCAGGAACACGGCTCACTTTCACCTTCACGCCGTCGGTGACGGACTGGACCTCCACGCTGACCGGATTACCCTGACCGTCAACCAGGCTTATCAGCGTGGTACCGGAGGATGGCAGCGTGATTTCACGGTCGAGCGTCAGCGTCCGGGTCTGGCTGTTCACCGCCAGCACGCGCCCGCCGGTGCTGATACCCGCATAGTCATCATCGCAGATTTCAATGACATCCCCCGGTACATGGCGAAGCCCTTCCGCACCCACGCTGAAGTCCACGGTCTGCGTTTCCAGCAGTTCCGTTTTAATCAGCCACAGCCCGGCGCGGTGCGCCTGCCCCCGGCTGGTACAGCCAAAGGCATCCATCTTCGTGACGTTACGACCGTAACGGGCAATGGCCTGCGTATCTTCAACAAGCTCTGTCGCCGTCTCCCAGCCGTTATCCGGGTCAATCCAGTTCACCTCAACGGCATTATGGCGGTCTTTCAGGGCGCTGAAACTGTAGCGGAACGGCGCGCCATCATCCGGCATCACCACATTACTGCGGTTATAGGCCCACACCTTATCCGACGGTCGGTCCTGCACGAACGTCAGCGTCTGCCCGTTCCATACCGGCATACAGCGCATCGCCGAGCAGAAATCACTGAGCACATCCCACGCCTTGCGCTGTGTGGTCAGGTACGCATTACAGGTGATGCGCGGCTCCGTGCCGCCAAAGCCGTCCGGCACTGACTGGTCGCAGTACTGGCCGATGACATACAGCGCCCATTTGTCCACATCCGCCGCACCAAGACGTTTTCCCATGCCGTAGCGCGGGTGGGTCAGCATATCCCACAGACACCAGGCCATGTTGTTGCTGTATGCTGGTTTTAACGTTCCGTCCCAGATACCGCTGTATTGCCGCGTCTGCGGGTTATAATTCGACGGCACCTGCAGAATACGCCCGCGCAGATGATAATTACGGCTCACCTGCTGGCTGCCGAACTGCTCCGAGTCCACCTGCACGCCGACCAGTGCCGTGTTCGGGTAGCACTGTTTCACATCGATGATTTCGGTGTATGACGACCAGAGCGTTTTGTTCTGCAGCTGGTCTGTAGTGCTGTCCGGTGTCATCCTGCGCATCCGGATATTGAACGGGCGCGGAGGCAGGTTATCCACCATCACCGAGGCCAGATACTGCGAGGTGGTTTTGCCCTTAATGGTGATGTCTTTTTCCGTCACCCAGCCACCGTTACGCTGTATCTGAACCAGCAGACGGACTTCCGACGGATTCCTGTCACCCTTTGAGGTGGTTTCCACCAGTGCCTGCACACCGAAGGTAAAGCGCAGACGGTCGATGTTTGCCGACGTGATGGTCCGGGTAATCGGCGTGTCGTACTTCACTTCCGTACCCAGCACCGTCTCGGAGCCGGAGGATTCAAATCCCTCCGGCGGTGTCTGCTCCTGCTCACCGGCCCGGAACACCACCGTGACACCGGAGATATTGGTATTCCCCTCACTGTCCAGCACTGGCGTACTGTTCAGCAGCACACTTTTTAATCCGTCCACCGGACCTTCAATCGGCCCTTCACTGATGGCGTCTATCACGCTCAGCATCTGGGATGATTTCAGGTTGTCCTTCGCTTCGCGCGGGGTATGCCCCTTACTGCTGCCTTTACCCATTCCTCACGCTCCATAAACGACAAAACCGCCCGCAGGCGGTTTCACATAAAACATTTTGCATCAGCGACCAATCACCACAACCTGACCACCGTCCCCTTCGTCTGCCGTGCTGATCTCCTGAGAAACCACGCGTGACCCCACGCGCATTTCCCCGTACAGAACCGGCAGAACATTGCCCTGGGCAACCATGTTATCCAGTGAGGAGAAATACGTGTTCTGTTTGCCGTTATCTGTACTGGCTGCCGTGGGCGTCCTGGCTTTCGGTGCCAGCATCTGCGCCACTCCGCCCAGGATCATACTGGCCCCTGCCGCATACATGCCCGATACAGCCGCGGCACCCAGCCAACTCACAGGATTCCACCATGCCACCGCAATCAGCGCCGCCCCAAGCACCACCTGAAACACACCGCCACTTTTAGCTCCCGCCAGACGCGGCACGATGTGGATCACGGCACCATTTGCCAGCGGCTCATTAAGACGGGCAGATAATTCATTTTCGCCTGCATCACGCCCGGCAATGCGCACCTGATACCAGCCCTCATTCAGTTTCTGACGAAACGCCGGGAGCTGTGTGGCCAGCGCCCGGATGGCTTCGGCCCCCGTTTTCACACGAAGGTCGATGCGGCGGCCAAATCGTTGCAAATCCCCGTAAAGGCAGATGCGTGCCATGCCCGGTGACGCCAGAGGGAGTGTGTGCGTCGCTGCCATTTGTCGGTATACCTCTCTCGTTTGCTCAGTTGTTCAGGAATATGGTTCAGCAGCTCGCCGTCGCCGCAGTAAATAGCGGCATGATTCGGCACCGATGAACCAAAACAGCACAGCAGCACATCGCCCGGCTGCGCCGCTGACAACGGCACCTGATATAGCCCAGTTGCCTCCAGATTATCCAGATAGAGATTCTGACCGTGACGCCACCAGTCATCCTCACGATGAAAATCCGGCATCTCAATCCCCGCCAGATGGTAAGCATCCCGGAACAGCGTGTAACAGTCCGTCACCCCGTGCTCAAAGCGCCGCCCGGTGAGATGCGGCACACAGCGGAATTTATGAATCTCACCCCGGCAGACCAGCCACCACGGCAAATCACTCTGCACCTGCAGCCGCCGGTCAGCCTCACTCAGCCAGGGCAGACCACCGGGGTGGCTGTGGACCAGCGCCACAATCTCACCCTGCATCTCTGCCTGCAGCCAGTCCTCAGGCGACATCCGGAAATAATCCTCCGGCTCACCGGAGATATTCACGCAGGGAAAATATCTTTCCCCTTCCGGCGTTCTCACCACGAAGCCGCACGACTCCGCTGGCGCACATCGCCGGGCGTGCGCCAGAATCGCTGATTCTGTCTCTGTCATGGGATTTACTGCGAAAGTTTGTTAATGGAAAGGAAGCCGCCAAAGTTGCCGACGTTATTGCGGAACTTACAACCACTCAGGCATTTGCTGCATTTATCCTTCGTGATATCGGACGTCGGCTGGTCATATTCATCCGCAACCGCCGGACCGTGATAACCGCACTCATCACCGCGATAGGTCCAGGTGCAGGTGTTGGCCAGCATGGTACGTCCCGGAAAAACAGCACCATCCGTTTCCGTCGGCGTGGACAGTACAAAAGAGGCACTCACCGCGCTCAGTTCGCTGCACTGCTCGATGCGCCAGCGGCTGATCACCTCCTGCTCCGGATCGGCTTCGCTGTTTCCGTTGACGAAGTTCACCACATCCAGAAAACGGGCGTAAACCTTACGCCTGACCACCGTTCCGCCGACCAGACTCTGCAGGTCTTCCGCCATCCCGGTGACCATGCCGTGCAGATTAGAGACTTTCAGCGTTGGCCTTGCACTGGCTCCTTTGCCGTTCATCTCAAATCCACTTCCCTGAATGGGATAGGCCTGATACTGCCGCCCCTGCCAGGTGACTGGTTCACCTTTTTCGTTCTGCTCATTACAGAAGAAATAACGATCTCCGCCGACCTCTGTCAGATCAATTTCCCAGAGCACGACCAGCGCGGATTGCTCCGTTTTAGTGCACTCATTGAGTGTTTCCTGCTGTATATCCTGCATCAGTGAGTGACCTCTTCAAAGGTACAGTTAAAATCGGTATACATGGCATTATCCGAAATGCTCCACTCCCTGCAGACAACCCGGACAGTCCTGTTGTGTTTTGGCGGACGCCACAAAAAAGCACGAACCCCGGCATGACGGGATAAAAAACTGTCCAGCGCGGCACGGGAATATTCATCCGTGACACGAAATACCGGTTTAAACGTTTTCAGATCTGCATTCAGACCACCAGCCCGTCGCTGTTCATATCCGTCACCGAACTTTACCGTAATAACAGATGGCTTTCGTGTCGTCTCCATCCCCTCGCGGGGGATCCAGTTAAAAACTTCAGACTCAGGCACTGCATAATCCTCCGTCCCGACGTGATGACTGCATAATTGACACAACCCTGCTGTCGATCAGATCCACCAGTCCCCTGGCTGAGCGCGCATCTATCTCGCCATTGCTCCCTTGATTCTGAATGCTGATGTGATACACGGGAGAATAAACAAATCCACCGCCACCATTCACATTTCCAATGGCCCTGACCCCAAGAGAGCCGTCCGCTGCCCGTGTCAGTGGCATGATTGCTTCAGGCCCGGCCTCGCCCATCAACCCGGCACCTTTCGCAAAAGCAAAATACGTCGGTGTATCCACAATAGTGTTACTGTAAGCACTCAGATTTGCCGATGTATAAACACCACCTTTTGCGTTTGCCACTGCACCGGACAGCCAGTCGCCGACTGTACCAAGCCATCCTCCGGCACCGGACATGCTTTTGGAAAGTGACTTCAGCCCGTTAACGATGGCAGCGTTCATCAGAATTTTTGAAACTTCCTGGAGAATTGAACTCCCCCAGTTTCTCCAGTCCACAACATTTCCGGCCAGTGCATCGGAAATATTTGATACCAGCCCGTCCATAGTGGAAACGACAGCATCTGCCGCCTGCGAAGCATAATCAGTGGCACTGTCTGCCCAGTTCGTCAGCCCCTCCTGGAGTCCGGCATTCCAGTTACTGCGTAAAGCATCAGCCTTTGCATAATAATCCTGCTGATCGCTGAGACGCTCTTCCAGATATTTTTTATTCAGTTCTTTCTCCTGTTTCCACAGGGCTTCTTCAATTTCTCCGGCCTGATACTGTCTCAGCAGCTCGTTATTTTTCTGCTCAAACGCCTGCCGGATACTCCACATTTCCTGGAGTCGTTCACGCATCCGTGAGCCTTCACCATATCCCAGCAACTGCGCGTCGTCAGATGCCCGGGCGCTGGCATTACTGTCCGCCAGACTGCTTTCATACGCGGCAAGCTGCTCACGAATCTTTTTCTGGTCGATGAGTGCCGCATTCTGTAAAAGCGTTTTTTTCTGCGCTTCTGACAGGGTTGATAATTCGCCCTGACTGACCTGATATTTCATCTTAGCCAGTTCAGTATTCTGCCCTGCCAGTGCTATTTGTTCTTTTTGCTGTTTAATCAGCCGTTTATAAATATCTTCTGTTTTTTCCGCTTCGGTCTTTTTATGCGCTTTGGGTTTATTTGCCTGGTTATTTCGCCAGGCATCCAGTGAGTTATTGATATAATTCTGTCTGGCTGTCTGATACGCCTCTCCCACAAAGCCGAGATCATCCGCAGCATAACCCAGTCGGGCACGCTCACGGGCTTCCCCCTTCAGGCGGGACAGAGCCAGTTCGCGCTCGCTGTTATTCAGTGCGGTCTGCTGTTTATCATCCAGGGTTGCCTGTGGTAGCCGTAATGGTGCATTCACCAGCCCCTGTCGCTGCTGAAGTAATTCATTACCAAGCCCGAGAAGACGATTAAACTCGGTATGCTGCCCATTCATGATCAACAGGGACTGATACGCTTTGTTTTGTTCCGCCGCCTGTTGACGGATCAACGCCACCCGTCGCTCCTCCAGCCCGGCAAGCACATCCTGAATAGATTGCGCTTTGCCCTGCATTTGAGTGAGGCGAGACTGTTCAACTGCCAGTTGATTTGTTGCTTCTGCAAGCCCTTCTGTGACAGTTTTCACCGACGTCATATGGTTAATCATAAAACCGTTATCGGTTGTCCAGCCCGGGTTTGCCAGCACATACTGATAGCCAGCAATTTTTTCCTGTAAGGATTTAATCTTACTTTTCTGCTCGTCAATTAACCTGTTTTGCTCATCAAGTGCCTGCCGCGTCTTTTCTTCATTATCTGACGTTTCAGGAAGCGACATTGCCGACGTTTTCTGGCGAATTTCGTCGATTGTTGCGGCATACTGGCGTGCAGATTCTCTGGCCTGCTCCTGATTCTGATACATCGTGTACCAGGCCGTCGCCCCCAGCATGACGAGTCCCGGCACACCACCAACCAACCCCAGCGCACCACTTAACAGACGACTCCCCACTGACGTGACAGTATTCAGCGTTGTCTGTGCCGCTGTTCTGGCCGCAATATTACGGGTAAGTGACGCCTGGGCAGCTGTCAGCTTCGCTTCTGCTGCGGCCTGCCTTTCGGTACCGCGAGCAGCAACAACCGCCTGTTGCGCACGATAAACCGCCGCACGCGCCCTGGCGGTTGCTATCTGTGTCCCCCGAAGTTGCGCTTCAGCAAGAGCCACTTCGTTTCTGGCTGCAGTAATTAATCCGGCAGTTGCAGATCCAGCAGACGACGCCATATTGCCAAAATATCGGGCTACCCCGACGGCAACCAGTGCGCCAGCTGCAGCAGCCACGGTATCAATATTGTCTGCAACACCATTCAACACCCCGGTGAGTGTCTTTGTCACTCCGCTTGCCTCGTTCGCACCACCAACCCAGGCCATAAAGGCGTTTTCAACTTTGGTTGCAGAGGATGAAACAGTATCAGGCATTGCTGCATATTCATCACGCAACGCCCCAAGCTGACTAATCAGTGCAGGAACAACCTTATCGGCGGTCAGTTTTCCGTTATCCGCCATGGCCTTCAGATCTTTACGGGCAACACCCATTCCCGCAGCCAGCGCACGAATAACACGATCGCCGTTCTCATTCACAGAGTTAAATTCTTCACCGCGCAGCACTCCCTGCGCCAGTGCCTGACTGAACTGCGTGATCACCGAACTGGCTTCTGCTGTACTGGCACCGGATAATTTCAGGCCCGTGGAGATCGCCTCGGTGACTTTCAGTACCTCCTCAGAACTGTAGCCATACTCCCGCATGGAAGCTGCAGAGCGGGCAAAAAGGCTGGCGTTATCAGAAAACGCCGTTCCCGTTCTCTGGCTGATTGCCATTAATTCACGTTGTGATACCTGAAAATCATCACTGGACTGTGAAGCCTGCTTCAGACGGGCATTTACTGAATTCCACTCATCGGCGAGAGAAATAAGATGACCGGTAGCAAAAGCTCCGGCAAATGCCCCCGCCATATTCAGTGCCGAAGATTTAGCTGTATTTATCTGATCCGTCACTTCTGCCAGTGCACGCCGCATTTCACGGGATGCAGCAGCGGACTGCCGGCCTCCGTTCTGCATGGTACGGTAGTAATCCTGCCCCATACGCGAAGCCCGGGAGATCTCTGACTGGAATGACCGGGAATTTGCCGAGATTTTAATAATCAGTTCACGTAATGTCGCCACACTCATTCTCCGGACGAAAAAAAACCGCCGAAGCGGTTTTTGTATTCTTTAAAGAAGTCCGGCCTTACGCCTTGCTTCCTGAAGATATTCATCATCCGTTTTTTGTGAAACGGAACTATCTGCATTGCAAATTAAATCACTACCGCAATGCTTACATTTAATAGCCTCTTCTTTGATCAACTCCGCACAGTAAGGGCATTTCTTCATGCCATTGCTTACCATTTGTTGTTCATGTGCCTTCTCATCTCTTTGGATTACTAGCGAATGAACCAGAGCAACAATAAAGATCATCGCACCATATACCCACCATCCTAAAAATGAGCGACCTTTGCTTTTCGCAATAATAGCTGGAATTAGTCCCAAAACTATTGAAATAAGTAAAAATTCCATCAATGTTTCCTTACTTTCTCAATAAAATGGGAATAATAATCCAGTCAAGTGAAAAGATCATCGAGCTGCAACAAATAATGCCTTCTCAATCTCAGCAAATGGATCTGAGGTGCCTTCTGTCTGCTCCTTCTCCCACTGAAGAAGCGCATCATTCAGTGGCACTTTGACCCCCTGCGCACCGTAAACAGCTGAAACTATCTGGGCAGCCCGGATATCAGCCCGCTCGTCACCCAGCGGGCTGAACCTGTCAAATTCTGCCCACATCATGATTTCTGATGCAGACATTTCCCGGCGTAACTCTGACAATGTGCGCCCCATCCTGAGCGCCAGCATCATCAGAAAACGCATCCCCGGAAGCGCTACTTTTTTTTAACCTCACCGGCATCACTGATCAGTTCCAGAGACTGCCGAAGAAGCCGCGCATGCACCGGGCCATACACGGCAATCACCTGTTCACGATCATCCTCTGAAAATACAGGTTGCAGTCCGGTATCACACAGAACATCAATGAACAGTTCAACATCTGCCTCCAGATTTCGGCGGGCGCGCTCCGCAACGGATAACGGTGTCTCATCATCTTTTGCTTTAACGATCTCCTGCCAGCGCAACCAGGCTTCTGCAGAAGGTTCCCGTAATACAACCGTTGCCCCTTCCCATTCAGGCACATCAACAGTTTTATGGCGAAACCCCGACATCGTTGCCAGTGCCAGATTACGGATATTTTTAGTCATCACATCTATCCTCATTAACTGACGGTAACAGTGCAGGAAGTGGAGGTCACCTTGTTAACCGGGCTTGCTGAATCAGAAATCTCGCAGGTATATGCACCCGCATCACCGGATACTGCGGATGCCTTACTGAACGTTGCCGCCGTCTGTCCGGAAACAGGAGAACCACCTTTCTTCCAGACATAAGAATAAGGCGGCACACCACCGGCAGCCTCAACCGCCATTTCAAGTTTCGCTCCGGCAGAAACCTGCAGCGTGCTGTTTAAATCGACCTTCACTTTTAGCGGCTCTGTCGTCAGCACAGGTTTACCTTTCAGACGCAGGGAAAACGTTGCAGCCACAACACCATTGGTTCCTGCAGACCAGGTATGCTGACGCACCTCTGCCATAAAGGTAAATCCGTTGCCTGACGGAAAAATAACTTTAAAGCCATACGTGGTGTCATTGTCATAGGCACTGCGCAACGCGTTCTGGGCAGCATTGAGGTAAAAGTTGCCTGACATGGAAATCTCTGACGCGGCACCAAGGCCGTTAATATTTTCCTGCTCAACAGAACACAGCGTGGTGACATCAATATCCTGCTTTTGTCCTGCGGTAAACTGCACCTCTTTAATCGTACAGCTCAGTTCAAGAAAACTGGCAGAACTCAGCGTTTCTGCCGTTACCGGCGCAGACGAGATCATGACTTTGGTCTGCTGAGAACGTTCAAAATTAGAGGACATACTCGTCTCCTGAAAATAAAAAAACCCGCCAGCGGCGGGTGGGTAAAATCATTAACGATCTCAGGCTATTACCTGAAATTCAAGCGTGGCTCTGCTCAGACGGGAATCAGGATCATAACCCTGCGTTTTAGAAATAACGGAGGGTGCCAGTTGCCTTACCGCATCAAGCGCCTGCTCACGGATATCATCTGCGTCATCAGGTACTGTCGCCCAGACATCGATCTGCACGGTAATTCTTGATTCAGCCTGACCATCAAGCACATCAGATGCCGTGTCAGACACCACAGAAAACACCAGCCATGGCGGAGATACCGCAGGCTTTCCCTCCGTCAGCGGGACCACATAAGGATAAACCTGTCCTCCGGCCAGTTGAGACAGCAGTGAATACAGTGTGGTCTCTCTCATTTACTTAAGACCTCATCAATAGCCTGATTCATTCGCTGTATGGCAATCTGTGCTGCCAGTTCCTCTGTCGTATCGAAAGCCGGGCGAATGAACGGATGCGCGGGCATGTTTATCGTTCCCAGCTCCACAAAGCGCCAGTAAAACGCATTACGGGGATCGCTGGCTTTCATGCTGTTATCACTGTTTCCGGTTCGCAGGTTCCGTCCACGAATGTGGACACCCGAGATAATTTCCCCCCGACGCTTTGAACGCTGAGTGAGAACAACCACATTTTTCTTCAGTTTCCCGGTTCGCTCCGGCGCACGTTCAACAACTGCATCCCGCATAACTTCAGCACCGGCACGGGTGGCATCGCGCAGCACCTTATTGTTTTCTGCCCTGCTGAGCGTCTCCAGATCCCGTGCAATATCCGCCAGACCTGAAAAATCAAGACTGAAATCCATCACACATTCCCCTTCTGAGAACAGAGTATCTCAAGCCGGGTGGCACGGGCATCCGGTATCGGCGGACCGTCTATACTCAGAATCGCGCCTTTGAATGCGCCAGTCAGCACTTTCAGACATGAAGTTGCTGTCACATCTCGCCGGAATCTCATCCAGACCCTCACTGTAGCCTGAGCAGTTTCTGCGCCTCCGGATATTCTCTCCCTGCCACTGATCCCCTTAACTTCTGCCCATATGGTTGCCCCTTCCGTCATTGTTTCCACAGGGTGCCCTGATGGAGACCGAACGGTGGTGGCATTCAGAATAACCACACGATCACGTAATCTTCCTGCCTGCATGAATCCTCCTATGTCCCGGGATGAAACCGATACATCCGCAGTCCGGTATAGAAAAAATCAGGCACTGCATCCTGCATTTCCCTGTTCTCGTACCAGTAGCCAACCAGTTGCATAAGACGCAGTTTTATCAGAGGTGTTATTACAAGCCCGGTCGTATCCTGCTCAGAAACAGTTTCATCGTAAAGCGTCCGGTTTAAAAACTTTTCAGCCTCTTCCCTGGCGGCAGCCAGATACATCATAAGAAGAGAATTCTCCTGTTCATTGTCATCATCAATCCGGCACTGAACACGAAGCTCTTCCAGAGTGGGCATCATTTGGGCAACCTCTATGAATGCTGTTTTTTAGACTTATCAGCCCCCCGCGCAACAGGTGTTCTCTTTTCAGAGACAATCCCAGCTGCAGTGGCAATTTCGCGTACCCGTTCGGGTAATTCTTTATCTTCATACTCACCGGCCCGAATAATCTCAACACGCATACCGTCCGGTGACCATTTCAGATCTTGTTTCAGGATCATGATTCTTTCACCTGTCAGAACAGGGGCGCACTTCTGCGCCCCCTGAATGATTACGCCGCTGCAATCTTCAGCAGTTTGATGGCCTGCGAATCGACCAGCATGCCGCCGGTGCGCTTGGTGGTATAAAAACCGACAAACGGTTTATTGGTGTACGGGTCACGCAGAATGCGGGTACCGATACGGTCAACGATGGTGTAACCCCGTTTGAAGTTACCAAATGCAATGGCTTTCGCATCAGCGGCAATATCCGGCATCTGTTCGTTTTCAGCGATACCGTAACCCGCCAGAGAGGACGGCTGCCCCAGCTCCAGCCCCGGACGCCACAGATAGTTACCCTCTGTGTCTTTCAGCAGACGAATGGCAAACAGGCTGTTGTTGTTCATCATGAACTTCGCGCCGGTGCGGTGTGCCTTACGCAGCGTGTAAATCAGTTTGATAATGGCATCTGCAGTCACTGCCGTCGCTTCGCCGGATACAATATGCTGAAGTTTGCCGAACGCCCGGATCTTGTCGGTTTCATCAGTGGATTCATACGCCAGGAACCCTTTCGGCTTCTTGGTACCATCGCCGGTGGTAAAGGCAATTTCTTCCTGTTCGGCAAATTCGGTTGCCAGCTCGCTGTTGATCCAGGCCTCCACGTTGAAAAAGGCATCATCCAGCATTTTCTGGGTGGCCTGCGGGTTACCGTAGATTTCCCCCATGAAAGGTTCAATCAGTCCCAGTTTTGAGGTGGCAGTCTGGGAGCGCGCGTCAGTCTCGCCAACCCATCCGGAAGCCGTGCCGCCCAGATTCACCAGTTTTTTGTAGTCGGAACCGCCAACGGTGATCACCGTGGCTTCCTGGCGCATCACCACTTCATCTTTCAGCAGGTTGAGAATGTTGCGATCCAGTGCTTCCGGCACGGCATAGCCACCGTCTTCATCGGTGCCCACCTGCAATGCCTTACGCTCCAGATCGCGCAGACCGTCTTCACGGCCTTTACGCAGGAAGCCCACAAACGCCTCTTTATGCTCGGTGGCCAGTTTATTTTGCGCACCACCTGCCGGACGTTTCAGCTCAAGCAGCTCTTTTTCAAGGTCGCTTTTGAGATTTTCCAGCTCACTGAGTTTCCCGTTCAGGGTTTCCACCTGCCCGGCAAGCTTGCCTTTTTCCTGCTCAATCGCATCCACGCGCTTGTCGTTCTTTGCCTTGAAGTCGTCAAACTTCTGCTGCAGCTCCTGCGCGACCTGTTCGACATCTTTAATATCAACCGCCATCGTATTTCTCCTGATTAGAAGTTCAGATTTTTCAGTGCATTCAGTGCAGAGCCCACATCCTCAGCGTCGCGCAGGGACAGTGCGCCATAGCCCCCGGCCATGAATGCTTTGGCCTGGGTACGGGAGAGTCCGACATCACGCAGGACTCTTTCGATTTTTTTCTGTTCGGGGATTTCCCCGCGGGCCAGTGCGTTCTTGACGTCGCTGATCCGCGCCTCGTCGTTAGACGGGAACGTCACCAGGCTGACTTCCCAGAGGTCGATTTCTTTCAGCAGAAAGGCTTCTTTGCTCCTGTCGTATTCCCAGTCTTTCAGGACGTACCCAATAGAAAGGCCGGTTAACGAACCGGCCTTCATGTGTGCATGTGCGCGTTTTGCGAGGGGATCATCATCAATAAGCAACCGTCCCCTGACGTAAAGCCCGACATCGTCTTCCTTCATTTCGGTGTAAACACCGATGGGTTCATCCATGCGGTGCTGCCAGAGCAGCGCAGGTAACGCTTTTCTGTCACTCCACGCCCGCAGGGAAGCAGCAAATGCCCCGGACATCACCACATCATCGTGGCTGTCCTTTACACCAAAGACGGAGCCATACCCTTCAAACTCACCGGAGTCACTGACAGATTTCAGACTCAGCGGTACATCAAGACGTTGTTTCGTCTGCATTGGCGTTATCCTTCTGCTTACCGGCTTTACTGCCATCGGAGGGTTTCGTGGTCATGTTCATCGGTGTGAGATAGACATCACCACCGGGACGCGGATTCATATCTTCCAGGTCGCGGCAGTCATTGGGAGAGTAAATTCCCCAGTTAATCCCGGTGGCGTAGGCTTCAAAACGGGACTTCATATCCCCGCGCAGTAACGCCCCGGCGTTAAATTTGGCGTAATAAACGCCCTGCTTACTTTTTCGTACCAGTCCGGTGTTGATCCGCTGTTCGATGCGGGTCAGATACGGCACCAGTGAATAGTTGATAAATCCGAGCCCCAGCTCTTCGATATTGTTGAAGGTGGCGCGATCGGTGTTCTGCACCATGTGCAACGGCACCCGGAACAGACGACAGATTTCTTCAAGCTGAAACTTGCGGGTTTCCAGAAACTGGCTGTCCTCGGCGTTCAGCGCCATCGACTTCCAGTCCAGCCCCATCTCAAGGATCATCGGGCGGTGAGCATTACCAAGCCCGGTGTGACGCTCCTCAAAATCTTTCTTCAGGCGCTCATAAGCCTGATCTGACAGCGTCTGTTCAGTACGCAACACACCGGACGTCACCGCACCATTGCTGAACAGCCTGGCCCCGTGCTCTTCGGTCGCCGCTGCCAGCGATATTGCCTCGCGGGCATAGGCGACGGGATTCAGCCCCATCAGACCGTCCAGCGTCAGCGTGCGCACATGCCAGATATCCTCCTGGGTCAGCACATCCGTGGAACCGTCCGGGAATGTGACCTGATAGACCGGCTCCCAGCTACTGTTAAGCTTCGGCACCACACAGCCGGGATCGACGGGCAGCAGTTCAGCCACTTCGCCAAATGCTTTCACTTTGTAAGCATAAAAGTTTCCCCGCAGGCACAGACAGGTGACCACCAGCTCCCAGAACTCCTGCGGCGTCATATAGCCATTGGGATGCGTGGAGATCAGCTTATGCAGACGTTCGCCGGTGGCTCTCTGTTTCAGGCTGCCGTTCAGGTGATACAGATTGCAGGGCAACATCCCGACCGACTCTGCCAGCACCCTGACGCAGGAAAAAACCGCCGTCAGTCGCATGGCCCGCTGGCTGCTGATCTGCTTTCCGGTATAGGTGTCATATGACAGCCCGATAGCATCCGCCAGTTCTGCTGGCGTGGTCACCGGCGCGTCACTTTTTCGTTGAAATAATCCCGAAAAGAACACTATTTACCTCCGCCGACAGACGACTGTGTACGGTCGAGATATCGCGCCACCAGCCACGACCAGAGCAGGCACAGCACCCCGGCAACAACAAAACCCGCCGGGGGATAAATCAGCCAGGCACCATACGCCAGCAAAAGCGCACCCAGCACGCCCACCAGTGGCGCGAGAATTATCAGAAACATAATGACCTCGGTTAAAGTGAGCGGATGCCCACGCTGACCAGATGTTCAGACAGATCCGGCTCCGGTTCACCACCATTGACCAGCATCCGGCTCATTGCTGTAAACATCGCAACAGGACCGTCGATTTTGGCTTCCGGCGTGGATTTATTCGGGAAGATATTGTCGTTTTTGTCCGGTTTTACCGTAACGTTAGACATCATCCAGTTCATGACCGGATGATTGCTGTGATGGAAACGCCCGGCATAGACCAGTGATTCCGTTTCCTTCATGGCCTCTGACAGATTGCGAACCGTCTGCGGAACCTCCACCAGTGGTATCCCTTCTTCAGCCAGTGCCAGGCTGAACTGCATCGCGCTCCACGGGTCAAATCCCAGTTCCCTGAGGTTTTCACCACCAATCCATTCCAGTAAGTCACTTTTTATCTGAGCATGATCGATAACATCACCATCCGTCAGAATCAGCTTATCCATCTCCGCCCACTTCCGGTAAAGTTCTGCCTGCTGCCGCGAGCATCGTTCCAGCCGTCCTTCCGGGAGCCAGAATTTAAAATCGGCATGAACATGCCCGTTATCCGTTCGCCAGAGTTTTGCCGCCGCACAGATATCAATCTTATGAGCAAGGTCAACGCCGACCCACATGGGATACGTTTTCAGCTCATGTCGTGGGGCAATATATTCGCATTTCTCCCACTTAATCATGTCCATCCAGGCAGACTCGGCAGTGACCCACACATTCATGTGTTTGGTAAAAAAATTCACCCGCGCCGAGACCTGCTCCTTCGCCTTTTTCGCCAGGCGACGCAGATCATCCCAGCGTTTACAGATGCCCAGGCCGGGATTCGCTTTCTGCCAGACCGTTTCATCAAACGGATCATCTCCCTCATCGAGGGTGTAAATAATCGCAAAGTAGGAGTCGTCTTTTACCGCGCCCTCCACGTCGCTGTTATAGCCACGCAATACCTTGATGGCGTAATCACGCTGCTCGTAACAAATCCCTTCCTTGTTAAACCCTGCCGTGGTGATACCAAATAAAAGGGACTGCAGACGGGCACCGGTTGCCGTTTCCAGAACGTCCCACACGTCACGGGTTTTATGTGCATGCAGCTCATCAATAATGGCGCAGTGGATGTTCAGACCATCCAGGTTGTTTGCATCCGAAGAAAGCGGTTCAAATTTTGATGCGCTCTGCTCCTGGTAAATCGCCAGCTTGTTGAAATCAAACAACCGCCCGAGTGTCGACCGGGCTTTTCTGACCATATTTTTGGCGTCTTCAAACACGATTCTGGCCTGGTCACGCGTGGTTGCGGCTGAATACACCTCAGCTCCGCCTTCACCATCTGCCCCCGTCATATACAGGCCGATACCCGATGACAGAGTTGATTTTGCGTTTTTACGGGCGACTTCGTTGTACGCCGTCCGGAACCGGCGCACCATCACCGGACGTCCGCTGCCATCGCTGCGCATGACAACTTCCCCGGTCTCTTCATTGACCAGCGGAATGACAAAACCAAAAATATTAATGAGGATAAATACATGCCAGTCCATCAACTCAATGGGCTGGCCTGCCAGCGCCCCTTTTACATGGGGCACAAATTTGTAGAAATTCAGGATGTGCTGCGCACGGGGTTCACTGAAATAAATCCCCCGCTCTTCGCCGTACTTCAGATCATCAAGAAAACGCTGGCAGGCCAGGCGGACAAATTCGCCAGCAACAATTTCTCCTGCAACAACACGTTCGGCGTAGCGGATCCCGTCAGCCACTTTTGCCATCAGTCTCTCGCTTTTAAAAGCTCCGCCAGCGGATCAACATCATCCGGTCCGGCGATATTTACTTTAGCCCGGCTTGCCGGTGACATACCAAACTCTGCAAGCATTGCCCGGATCCGCTTCCAGGCATCCGCTTTCATTGCCGCCGCGGGGTGCGCCTTAATCAGTACATCACCGCTCTGCGTTTCCGTGCGGTAGGTATACCCCTCAACATCGAGTGTTTCGCAGTGATGCCGATATTCGGTGTAGGCTTCCACCAGCAACTCGAGCGCACGCGCATCAAGCTGAGAAATGATCCCTTCCGCATTCAGCTCTTCCGCCATTCGCCTGAACCAGTACTTCCCCTGAGCCCCTAAATGCTGCGGAATTTTAGGAAGACCTTTTTCATCCTTTTTAGCGGTTTTTTTGTGGTCTTTAACGGGGCGCTTTGAGGGGTTGCCTCGAATCAAATGCAGGCGTGGCGGGGTTTTCGGAGGTCCTGACATAATCGGTCTTACCTATCAATCGTTTGTTCACATTTCCAAAAAAAAAGTTTTCGAACCTGCGGCGATGTGAGGAAGGGTCAGGCGGCGGTACTGAGCAGCCAGGGTTGCAGAGATTTGACCCGCCCCTCCCCTACAGATGGGAACTGTTATCAATTGATGCGTTCGCGCGCTGTTTTTGCTTTATGACAGGGCCAGCACAGACTCTGCAGGTTACTGTCTGCATCCGTGCCACCATGAGCTTTCGGAATGATGTGGTCCACAGTTCTGGCTTCAACGGCTCTCCCATTGCGCAGGCAGTTCTGACACAGATGATTATCACGCTTCAGTATGCGCGCACGTATGGCATCCCATTTCGAGCCATAGCCACGCTGGTGGCGGCTCAGTCCGCGTTGATGCTGTACCCATCCTTCGCCACGATGTTTATCGCAGTAACCAGAACTGTCTGTGGTTGTACCTGCACATCCACGCTTACGGCAGGCGCGTGGGATTCGTGATGGCATAAATACCTCATACCCTGCGAAATGTTTACCACGATAAAAAGGCTACTTAATGCACTGAGTGCGGATATATTCCTGCGCCCCTTCCAGTTGCATCTGCATCGTCATCAATCGGTCTCTGAGGGTGAAATAATCCCGTTCAGCGGTGTCTGCCAGTCGGGGGATGGTTGCATTATCCACGCTGGTGGGTCCGGTGGCTTCACGCACGGCTGCGGAGCAACTGGCATTGACCCGCAGGCGCTTACGGCCAGCGGCAACATCAGCGCGCAGAGTTTCATTTTCAGCTTGCGCATTGGCTAATTCTCTCGAGTACTTTGCATCGAGCGCAGCAACATCACGCTGACGCTGCTGCATGTCAGCGATGGTGGCGATCGCCAGCTTCAGCTCACTGACTTTTTTATCACGCTGTTCTTTGTAGGCGATGGCGTTATCACGGTAATGATTGACCGCCCACGACAGGCAGACGATGATGCAGATAACCAGAGCGGAGATAATCGCGGTTACTCTGCTCATTGTTGCCCCCACAAACAGACTTCACGCTCAATCTCACGACGAGTCATCAGCCCTTTCCATTGCTTACCGCCAGCGTATATCCAGCGACGTAGCTGGTCACATGCGCCTTTGATATCGCCCTGGTTTATTTTGCGAAGAAGCGTCGATGTTCTGAAATTGCCAGCACCCACGTTGTAGACGAACGAGTAAAGAGCGCCGCGCGTTGTTTCCGGTATATCGACTTTGATGTACGGGTTAATTTGTCTGGCGACCGTGGCGAGGTCTTTATTCAGGAGGGCTTTGCATTCTGCTTCGGTATACGTTTTACCGAGCATGATGTCTTTTCCGGTGTGTCCGTGGCATACAGTCCATACACCAACAATATCTTTGTATGGTATGTAACTGACACCTTCCAGACCATCGTCACCACTCGGACCAGTGATTAACACAGATGCTATAGCAATAGCTCCGCCACCAATAGCAGCAGCAACGGCTTTTCGTAATGATGGAGGCATTATTCACCTCTCGCAGCCTTACGCTTGTCTTCTTTAATCTTGAAATAAAGGTTTGTCAGGTACGTCAGCAGGCCAAATACCAGACTACCCAGAACACCTATTGCCGCCCACTGTGAGGGCGTGACTTTATCGAGCAACTGTAAAAACCAGTACCCGGCACTACCTGCTGAGGTGCCATAGGCGACACCCGTTGTTAACTTATCCATGGATTTCATAACCCCACCTCGCAGATGCGGGTGCAAATTGAGGGAATAAAAAATCCCCGAATATTCCAGGAGCGGAAACGGGGAAAGGCGTCGCACTAAATGGACCTGTCAGCGGCCTTAAATAAAAAAACGGCACATACTAGGGTCAGATGAAGTGTCAGATTAAGCATCTGGCGATATAAATTCTCGTTTGATATCGTTACATCGCCAAAAGTAACAACTATCAATGGAGAAATTAATGAAACTATTTATGGTTGATCGCCGAGGAATATACTCAACAGGCGATATCGTTACACCAAAGCAATTCTCCGATATAACTCCTGTTGAAATGTCATCTCTGGTAGACAAACTTTTTCCGCGCGGGCTTGCTCCACAAGGCGAAGGATACCTCATTAATAATGCGGCAAAAATTTATAATAAAAACGAACTCATCGACTGGGGACTTGAGTTTTACCGAAGAGGAGTTTGCCCGCAAAAACCTTCTCGCTATACGTCACTCTTCGCCTGGGGTAACCTGGAGGAGGCTAAACATTTTCGACTTACAGACGGAAAACCATCAGATAAAATTTTCATAATACAAACAGATAGTTATCATCGCGGAGATATGTCATTATTAAGAAATGATACATCGGTATTGGAATTCACCTACAGAATGGAGCTTTACTGGTCAGGAAAAACTTTTAACCCTGATCCAGTCTGGGAATACATTTGTCCGTTACCAGTAACTATCGGTGAACAAGTCCTTGCTTAATCCTGAGAGATCCCCTCATAATTTCCCCAAAACGTAACCATGTGTGAATAGATTTTGAGTAAGCAGGGTTGCAGCCACGAGTGAGTCTTCCCTTGTTATTGTGTAGCCAGAATGCCGCAAAACTTCCATGCCTAAGCGAACTGTTGAGAGTACGTTTCGATTTCTGACTGTGTTAGCCTGGAAGTGCTTGTCCCAACCTTGTTTCTGAGCATGAACGCCCGCAAGCCAACATGTTAGTTGAAGCATCAGGGCGATTAGCAGCATGATATCAAAACGCTCTGAGCTGCTCGTTCGGCTATGGCGTAGGCCTAGTCCGTAGGCAGGACTTTTCAAGTCTCGGAAGGTTTCTTCAATCTGCATTCGCTTCGAATAGATATTAACAAGTTGTTTGGGTGTTCGAATTTCAACAGGTAAGTTAGTTGCTAGAATCCATGGCTCCTTTGCCGACGCTGAGTAGATTTTAGGTGACGGGTGGTGACAATGAGTCCGTGTCGAGCGCTGATTTTTTCGGCCTTTAGAGCGAGATTTATACAATAGAATTTGGCATGAGATTGGATTGCTTTTAGTCAGCCTCTTATAGCCTAAAGTCTTTGAGTGACTAGATGACATATCATGTAAGTTGCTGATAGGTTTCCAGTTTTCCGCTCCTAGGTCTGCATATTGTACTTTTCCTCTTACTCGACTTAACCAGTACCAACCCAGCTTCTCAACGGATTTATACCATGGCACTTTAAAGCCAGCATCACTGACAATGAGCGGTGTGGTGTTACTCGGTAGAATGCTCGCAAGGTCGGCTAGAAATTGGTCATGAGCTTTCTTTGAACATTGCTCTGAAAGCGGGAACGCTTTCTCATAAAGAGTAACAGAACGACCGTGTAGTGCGACTGAAGCTCGCAATACCATAAGTCGTTTTTGCTCACGAATATCAGACCAGTCAACAAGTACAATGGGCATCGTATTGCCCGAACAGATAAAGCTAGCATGCCAACGGTATACAGCGAGTCGCTCTTTGTGGAGGTGACGATTACCTAACAATCGGTCGATTCGTTTGATGTTATGTTTTGTTCTCGCTTTGGTTGGCAGGTTACGGCCAAGTTCGGTAAGAGTGAGAGTTTTACAGTCAAGTAATGCGTGGCAAGCCAACGTTAAGCTGTTGAGTCGTTTTAAGTGTAATTCGGGGCAGAATTGGTAAAGAGAGTCGTGTAAAATATCGAGTTCGCACATTTTGTTGTCTGATTATTGATTTTTGGCGAAACCATTTGATCATATGACAAGATGTGTATCTACCTTAACTTAATGATTTTGATAAAAATCATTAGGGGATTCATCAGTGCTTAATCCCCTTCATCCCAATAAAGACCTTTCGCGGCACAATGAGGACGGTAAGGATAGCAATAACTTGCTCTGACGTTACCAACCAGCGTGCCACTTTCTTTGAATGCCTTATCTCCATTCTTGAGCTGTGATAAGGCATTTTCAAGCTCAGCTATAGCGACAGCCATGTCTTCGCTTTCTACATACAGTGAAAAACCTTTAATGGGTGAACTCATGGTAAGTGGGATCATAGATATTTGATGATGGTGTGAATGCATAAATAGCCTCCCAGTGAAAAAATTAGCGAATAAAAGCTCTGACACCAGAATTATTCCCCCACCAGTTCACTTACCTCTTTCACCGTCTGGTTAAACCGCTCTGACTCAAGCTCAACACCTAAGGCCCGACGCCCCAGCGCCATTGCTGCTTTTATTGTGGAACCGGATCCCATAAAAAAATCAGCAACCAGATCACCAGGTCGACTACTGGCATTGATTATTTGCCTGAGCATATCCGCCGGTTTCTCACACGGATGTTTACCCGGGTAGAACTGAACGGGTTTATGCATCCAGACATCGGTATAAGGCACGGAGACTGATACGGAGAAATAGCGCCGGAGAGATTTAAACTTATCCAGCAATTCAGAATATTTGCGATTCAGTGAATCATAAGATGCCACCAGCTGGTGGTGTGGTTGTTCCAGTTGTTGTTCCTGAAACTTCTCTGCCGCTATACGGGAAAACAGTGCCTGTAACTTCCGATAGTCAGCCTCATTCGGCAACTGCCACTGACTGGCACCAAACCAGTGGGAAACCATATTTTTCTTACCTGTGGCTTCGGCAATTTGTTTTGCCGTTATACCCAGTTCGGCACGAGCATCCCTGAAATACGATATCAGCGGTGCCATTATGTGCTGTTTGAGTTCCCTTTCTTTTGCCGCATAGCCGTCATTTTTGGGCTGGTATGGCCCCTGATAATGTTCGGCAAACAGAATGCGCTCTGTTGCCGGGAAATACGCCCGCAGGCTTTCCTTGTTGCACCTGTTCCAGCGTCCTGACGGCTTCGCCCAGATAATGTGATTCAGCACATTAAAGCGTTCACGCATCATAATTTCGGTGTCAGATGCCAGGCGATGACCACAGAACAGGTAAAGACTTCCGGCGGGCTTCAGTACCCGCCAGAACTGCGCCAGACACTGGTCGAGCCATTTCAGGTAATCATCGTCCCCCTTCCACTGGTTATCCCAGCTCTCGGGCTTCACTTTAAAGTATGGCGGGTCTGTGACTATCAGATCGACAGAGTTTTCCGGTAAGGTCTGGATAAATTCCAGGCAATCAGCGTTGATTAACTCACAACTGGATATTTTTACAGTATTAGCCATAGATCAATAAGCGCTTCTCTGATAGGCTCATACCGCTTTTGCGCAAAGCAGATGGGCCTGAGGTTTGCTTGTGACCCCAACGCATGAGCAGATGGCTGGCAGGTGCCGCTAACACCCACCAGCCGCCCATTACCACAAATTAAAAAGCCTTCACTGCGGAAGGCGTCTGTAACAACCGAACTGATAATCTGCCAGACCCGCCATAACAAGCTGGGTCAGTATTAACTGGCAGCGTTCACGTGAAAGGTAAGTATTCTGCGCAATTTCCCCGACGGTCGCTGGTTCGGTGACACTTAATTCATTAAATACCACTCTGGCAGTTTCGGTCATATCCTGCTGTTTTAGCATGTCTTTTTCCCTTTTCTGGTTAACGTGACATACCAATAACTCTTGTCGAAAAAGCCAGCAAGCTGAAAGACCTGTATTCGCAACCACCAGCGCGTTTAACGTTCTGTGCTGTTTTTCGGACACAAAAAAACCCGTCTGGTGACGGGCTGTAAAAATCCTTCTAACGTCAGGCATAAAACGCCCATCGTTAGTGCGAATTTACCACGGATTCGGGAAAAATCAACAACACTATCGCGTTACCCTCTTTAACTGCCGCTCCGCCCATGCCTCCTCAATGTCAAACCGAACCACCAGCGTATCGTAAAAACGCTTCACTGATTTTTTCCACGTATCAAGAGTAATAGCGCTCGTCACTTTGCATATGGCATTAAACGCCTCTGTTGACGGCAATCTTTCATAGCCACGACCACCACAACGCTGGCAGTCTCTGATAACAGGCATACCACGTTTTACCGACTCCTCACGATGAATGGCGACCCCACGCCCACGGCAATCCTTACAGGCGGTGGAGACCTCCCCCTTCCCTTTACATTCAGGACAGGAGACTTTCACCACCTCCCGGACTCTTTTCCATTCTTCCCAGTAAGACGGATACACACCTTTCGTACACTTTGCCCATACCGGCGGCTTACCATCCGGATACTGGACCTTGTTTGTAAAAACTACGCTTTCAATAAATTTTTCCCCATAGCAACAAGGGCACTGCTTTTTACTCGCTGCGCTGCGGGCATAATCCTCAAAAGCATACGAAGCCATAATGCGCATCACTAACGGTTTTATTTCTGCCGGAAGTTTTCTCAACGCCGCCACACGATCGCACCGACTGAGTGCATAATCTGCCAGTAATTCTGTTGCCCGCGCCCTGTCATTCATACTGATGCCCATTTTCCCCAGGAACGCAGAAAACCCCATCTCAGCCCGATTCTGTGTCATGCCCTGCGCGGCCATCACATCAGTGATACTCAGCGCATCTTTTGACGTTGAGGCCGATGCATCGGTCAGGCCAGGGGATTTTGGGGAGTAGTATTTCGGTAAATCTTCCAGTTTCATTTTTTGACCTGCTCTTCATGCATTATGGGGTAAATCTTCACCCCCAGACGTCCACCAGATACTGGCTGACCACGAACGATATTGATTTCATCAAACTGCTCATCGTCCATTAACACTCCCGCATGCGTCAGCGCATCCAGCGGTGCTTTCAGGATATTGTCCAGGTCGCGACGACGCTTATCCGGTGGCTCTGCAATCACCTTTATCGCCAGCCTTCCGGACAGGCTTAATTTCAGCCGCTGCTGGCGAACAATAAGCGCCACAGCCCGGCGATAACGCTTTCCCTCCTCCGAGATAAAATATGTGCTGCCACGGCGTCGCCAGTAAGTGTTCACCGTCGGCGGGTAAGGTAAAACCAAATCTATGAGCATCAGTCACCTCTTTTACCCAAGCACGCCAGTTGCAAAGGCGTGATCAAGAAAACGAAAAATTAAATCAACCTGGGAACCATGCTTTTCTTCGAACGCCAGCGGATCCACATGAAGTTCGTTGTGATGTTCCCGGCACAGCGGTAGCGTGAAAATATCGTGGGATTTCGTCCCCATTCCGCCCTGACCATGACCAATCAGGTGATGGGGATCGTCGGCTGGCTTACCACAACACGCACACGGCTGTGTCTTTACCCAGCGCGTGTATTTCTCGTTAACCCAGCGGCGACGTTTAGGTCGTTTCATGAAAGATTCCGGAGACTCCGGATCAACGGCAATGCTGACCACCGTCTTTTCCTGTGGCGGGTTTTGCTGGTGGGCGTGAGGCAGCGGCGCAAGATTTTTTGTGCGCTGCTTCAGTATGCTGGTGGCGGTCTGCTCTCCCGGTACGATGTCGCTTTCACGGTACATTGAACGGATTTTTTCCGCACGCAACCCCAGCGAACGACGTAATACCGCTTCCGGTAGCGCGTCCGCCACCTGATTGCGGACTGCCCACCAGGATAATTCAGCCAGAGATAATTCACGCTCCTGCGTACCGCTTACTGCGTGACCGATGACGTCAATCATCCATGCTGCCAGGTTTTGTTGAGCCAGATGTTCCAGTGATTCGGAGGTCTGGTCACGCAGCTGGTTGTCGCAGTGCCAGCACAACACCATCGCGCCGGTACCGTAACGATGTATGACGGTTTCACTGTGATGGTAGTCACCATGAGGCCACTGGCAGGATTTGACATGACGCAGTAGCCAGTCAGACAGTGCACCAGCGCCGCCGGCAGCACGAATCACCCGCTCATCGCTGAAAAATGGCAGCAGAGATTTGTCTTCCGCCAGCGGCTGGCGAACGGCAGGAACGACCCCGGACGGCAGACCGCGCATGCTTTTTGGTTCCGGCTCGACCAGTACACGCCCCTGCATAAACAAAGGCATCGCATCAGGACCGGGCCTGAAAAGTACAATCCCCAGACGGTGAGCAATTTCAGGAGTCACTAATACCCTCACATTACCTCCAGATGCGTTGCTGGAATGTGCGGGACGGACGCGGCGGGCGTTCGGAATAAGGGAGCCTGACGTAGATTATCCAGTGACGGTAGTCGAGGCTAAGGGCTTTCTTAAACTCATACCCACGTCTGCGGTAGTTATGAATCAGCCATTCGGCCTGTTCTTCAGTGCAGGGATCGTGCTGATACCAGTCATATTTGAATGCGTGAGAACACAGCCCGCACCTGCTGGCAAGGTCGGTATCAGAATTGTGATATTTGGTATTGTGCGCCATCGGTTGTCTCTGCTGGCGCAGCAGGTGCCAGTTGTTCAGGCTGGCGTGCGAATTGTAAACCAGAATGCCAGGAAAAAACAAAACCCGCCGAAGCGGGTTACGTGCGGGTGCGTTGAGGATGCCTGACACATCAGAGGTGGCGAGGGATTTCTCCCCCGCCTGGTCTCTTACTCCTCAGGTTCGTAAGCTGTGAAGACAGCGACCTCCGTCTGGCCGGTTCGGATTCGTACCTCGCAGAGGTCTTTCCTCGTTACCAGTGCCGTCACTATGACGGTTAAACAGATGACGATCAGGGCGATTAACATCGCCTTTTGCTGCTTCATAGCCTGCTTCTCCTTGACCTTTCGGTCCGTAAGAGGCTAATCTCTATGTGTCGCATAGATATGGCCTCAGATTAATGTTAAGCGTCTTGCAGGACGCGTAATGTTAACTGGGGCTTTTCTCTATCTGCCTTTTGGTGTTCATGCCTGAGACAGATAGCCTCAAGCACCCGCTGCAATTCTACTTAACTCTCCTTTTCCCGCAAACCGTTTTTATCCCCAGCGGCAAATCGAATACACCACCAGCGCCGCCGCCATTGCAATTCCTGCCGTTGTAAATGCCTCAGGCCAGGTCATCGTAAAACATCCTCCACGCTTATCAGTCCATTTCGTTTCAGGTAATGCATCGCCATCTCCGGTAATTTGCAGTCTGGATTAGCTTTTTTCAGTTGACTGACCAGTCGTTTAACCCACATTGTTAATTCGCCAACCTGATTACTGGATGCTAGTGGATTGTCGGCTTTACCCAGAATGACAGCACAGCAGGCCTCTTTGAGCACCCAGTCAACAGCGTCTTTCCATGCTCCTGTTTCGGCTGGCGGATTTTCACGCTTTACCTGTTCATAAAAGCGCACGGCTTTAACCAGTCCTTCTGATATCACCGGGACTGGCGGGGTAGTGAATAATGCCTGAATCTCATAGCTCGGCCTGTCGTTGCAATCCTCTTTTGTCGGTACATATTTCCAGTCACCAACCCACATCTTCTCCTGAAAGTCCGTAACGCCTTTTTTCACGTAGCGATATCGCCATGCAACTGGTTTTGCCTGCCCTGCCGTTTCATGCCCTTCCTGATAATTAATCTCGCTCATTCATAGCCCCACTCATCACAATATGCTTCGACCGGAGTTTTTCCTGCTTCATAGTCATCACGCCATGCTTCAGCATCGGCGGCACTTCCACCGCGTAACTCTGCATAGTCCATTAACAGTTCATGCCATTCTTCAAAACTGGCGTTATATTTAGTTGAACCAAAATCAGCCATTTTGTTCTTCCTCTTCGTCTTTTATTTCGTGATATGAGTAATTGCAGTAGTTAAAGAAAATTTCTTTTGCTTCGTCATGAATTTCATCAGGTGTTGCGTCATCGTCCACTTCGAATACATCCTCAAAATCTCCACCAGCTATTCCAGTTTCAATAATTACTTTGAACTTTCGCATTTCACTACCGCCCTTTCGGGTGGCCTCCTGCTGTTCTGAGGGTGTAGAAATCCCTCCGGTTAAGGATTAAATTTTATTTACAGTGATAAATTTATTTATTCTGGAGCGCGAAGCTGTTCTACACAATGCAGCAGCGCATCCATCACTTCCTTAAGCGTTACAGTATCGGCATCATCCAGTTCTGCAACTTTTGCATGCCTGACAAACGCCGCGCGAAGCTCGTTAAACGCCACCGCCTGTATATCAACCAGGAAAGCGTCAGTAGCTGGCGTTTCAGGCTTGAATCCATTTGCATCGCGTGGGCTGATGTCATCGCTTGTATAAATAAAGCAATCATCCTTAATGAATTTATTTAACCCCACATTCTCCACTGCCAGCGTCGCAAAATTAGCTTCCAGTTCTGCAATGCGTTTGCTTTGGGCTTCCCGTTCATCCAGCAGCGCCTGCACTACTTCAGGGTTGAAAGCTGCGATATAACGAGCGTTGTTCTCTGCGTTTTTCTGTCCGTCGAATCCAGGCCAGTCGACAATATCTCCGTGATGATTATCTCCTGGCGTGTGCACGGCGTACGTGCCGTATTTGCCCGGCGAAATAAATGCGACCCATTCGCCTTGTGTTGCCTGTTTTGCTATCTCACGTAGCGCCTGATAATTAATTTTTCTCACTGGTTGCCTCCTGGCAAAGCTGGGCGACAATATCGCGATATTTATTCAGCTCCCGCAGCGCGGCACAGACTCGCTCCCATTTCCTGATATCACTTTTCGCCCTGCGCAGCGCCAGGTTTGCCCTGCGAAGGGACGGAAAAATCAGCTCATCTGCTTGCGTTTCGGTAAACGATGGCAACGGCTGCACAATGTCCGCCACAGTTTCTGTTTTAATATCTTCCTGTGTTGCAGCTTCCTGTACTGGTAACGCAACACATGCAGGCTGAGGAAAGGCTTTACCATCAGTTTCCGCTACCGATGCCGCTTTCGGCTCTGCTGGTAAATTCTCGCCCGGCATGCAGTAACGAAATTTACCGTTCTGATTAACACGAATCAGACGACCTTTGCTGATTGCCATTGCCAGCGTTGAAGCCACTTTGCGGGATGTTGTACCGAACAGCGTAGCCAGTTCATCCGCCGTTTGTGGTCCGCGTTGTTCAATCGTCGCGGTTAAATCGCACTCTGAGATTTTCGCTACTGTCGCCGTGGTGGTTTCTTCCGGCTGTTCTTCTGGCGCTGGCTGTTCCTGCTGAACGTTGTTATCAGCCACACGCCAGGTGTACGCGCTTTTATCAACAAAACCAGCCTTTTTCAGTTCCCACAGCTCGTTCAGTACTTCTTCACGACTGATATCAAGTCGCGCAGCCAGCTCTACCGACGTGGCTTTTCCCATCGCTTTCAGTGCGTCAAAAAACAGTCTCCATAAATTTCCTCCCGGTAAAAATTACTTTTCAATACCTGGCTGACCAACATTCGGGCGCCAGCTCTCCCAGTTAAAATTCACCCAGCGACCACCGTTCATGGTCATGCGGTCCATCACGCGTTCGCCAAGCAGCGTATTCATCGCTGCGTGGTTCAGGTTTGTCAGCATCCCGACGCTGTGCATCGAGGCCGTTCTGCGATCGACTATCTGGTTCAGTGTGACCTGTTCGTTACGCGTATCCCGCTGCATACCGATTTCATCCAGGATAAGCAGGTCAACTTCACACAACCCCTGCAAAAATTTTTCGCCTGAGTTTTTGTTGTCGTAGTTGCCGTGTAACGCCAGCATCACATCCGCCACCGTCACCACAATCACGCTGCGACCTTTCGCCAGAAGATGGTTGCCAATGGCTGCTGCCAGATGATTCTTTCCGGTACCCGGCTTACCGCTGAACACAAAATTCGTGCACCCGGTTATCAGTTCGCCTGCAATGGACTTCGCCTGGCTGAGTGCATGACGCTGTCCGTCGTTCTGCACCTGGTAATTCGCAAACGAACATTTCTGGTGCAACGGCTGGATACCGGAACGATTCAGGAATTTTTCCACCCGTAACTGGCGATTCTGGCGGTTGATCTCCTCGCTACGTTTTCGCCCTTCTGCAAGCTGCCACTCCCGCCACTCGTCCACTGTCCGGTACGCCGCAGTTACATGCTGCGGGGCCAGCTTACGGATACGCTCAAGAACACCATCTGCCGCAATATTTTTCATAGCCCGTTACCCCCTGAACCCCGGCGGAATTTCGGTGTCCGGTTCAGAAATGTGATTCACGCAACGCTGTACAGGCGAACGCCCCAGACGAATAACCAGCTCATCCCATTTTTCGCGAAGCTTTGACGGGCTCATGACGTTTTTTACCCAGAATGGATCCCGCTGTACCCGACCAAACATTTCGCAAATTTGTCTGTGAGTTCTGCCATCCAGCATCCGCATTGTGCGCACATCATTGGCCCATGCAGTCCAGTTTGGTTCTTTCGGTCGCATGATTTCGCCATCATCGCTGGCAGCCTGCTCGTAAAGACTCACGATTCGTCCCCAGATCCACTGCGCACACGCTAAATCTTCCTGGCTGCCCCACTGGCGTTTTTTCGCACTGAACACAACCGCGTCAGGGTGTCGGTTTAAAAAATCCTGTTCAGCCGTCTGCATGTCCGGTTGCGAAGCTTCCGGACGAGAAGTTTTTTTATTCTCTGTAGTAATCTCTGTTGTATTCTCTGTAAGATCATCAGGCCATTTTGACCCGATGACATTGGGTCGTTTTGAACCAATGGAGCGTGCCATTTTGACCTCTTCCATCGTGTCATTTTGACCTGATGGAGCGGCGCATTTTGACCTGATGGATTCGTTCACTTTGCCACCATCTAAAAGCTCGCTCTCGTAATTAATCGTGTAAAAATTAGTCATATCACGCTTTGATTTGTTGAGCTTTTCGCAACGCAAAAGCCCCAGCGTTTTCAGACTTGCAAATGCGCGTTTTAACGTTGACTCTGACCAGAACGGGAACTGTTCCAGCCATTGTTCTGTTGTGTTATAAATCCAGCGAACACCATCACATTCCATGCCGGAACTGGTATCTCTCAACCAGTAATGCAGCTGCTGCAACACGATGGCTTCGTTCAGACCAATTTTCATCGCCAGCTGCGTGTTTATAACCAGCGGACGTTCAGCAAAAAGGAGCTTCATCCCCTCCCCCAGAACACGTTATCAATGCACCACCACGGCATTTCCCGCCGGACCACCACGATTCATCTGATTGAAACCAGCGATCGCCACTGCGACAAAATCATCAGCGTCTCTCACCAGTCGTTCCCGCATCTCCACCAGCTCCCGAAAATAGGCTGAACTGTGGCTGCGCATTCGGGCCACCAGCAAAGGTGGCATTGCCTTTTCGATCGCTGGTAACAACGCCTGAATTTTTTCAACTGCATCAGGGGTGTCTTTCTCTACCCAGCGGAAAATTTTCTGGGTATTGCGAGCCAGGGCTTCCGGATGGCTGTCGTCATACAGTTCCGGGAACGTCATTCCCAGCTCGAAATACGCTTTGGTAATTTTCGCAGCCGGTACTTTTTCGCCGTCCGGATGCGCCCAGGCATTCATCGCCATGCGGATATGTTCATGTTTGATTTTCATGAATCACTCTTCCTTTTGTCCCGGGTGGTATCCTTCTTTTTGTAAAGCTCTGGGTTCAAAGATAATTTTCCCTTGGAGTATGCAGCAGCTTCCGCAGCTCTCCCTTTCGGAACTATTTCACCGGGGCGCTTACGCCACATGTAAATAGCTTCGCGGGTTATCCCATAAAAATCAGCGACCCTCTGAACAGAGCCAAAAAACTGAACAAGTTCATCAACTCGCATTTCACTCTCCTAAAATCTAAGTATTTTTAGATTACAGGATAATTTTTTTTAGGTCAATGCAATCTAAAATAATTTATATTCAACTCGCGGGAGAAAATGATGGAAAGCCTTGGCATCAGGCTTAAGAAACTCAGAAAAGATAAGGGACTCACCCAAGTAGAACTGGGTAAGCTTTCAGGCGTGACTGGGGTTACTATAGGGTACTGGGAGAAAGATCTAAACGAACCCGGCAGCAAAGCTCTAAGTAAGTTAGCCCAGGCATTAGGAACTACTGAGTCCTATCTCCTGTATGGAGTATCGTCTCCTGAACTATCTTTTGTGCAGAGCAATCCAGGCACCAAGATCCCCTACTTTCCGTGGGGTGACGCGATTTCTTTCCTAATCTTAGAAGGAGAGAAAACAATGGGAAATGTCGATAGGATCACCACATTCTTTGATGTAGTGGAAGGTGATTTTGCCGTTTCAATGCCTGATGACACTATGCATAACCCCTCAGGGTCACCAAGTATCCCGGTTGGTGCCACTGTGATCCTAAGACCAGGAGAGAGTTATAAAAATGGCAGTATCGTCGCTGTAATAGTTCCAGATCCACTTACAAATGAACCGTCTATGACTATAAAAAAATTAGTTATTGATGGAAAACTTGTGTATTTAAGCCCTCTCAATCCGCGCTATCAATCATCCTTGCTTACGCCAGAGTGTAAAATTGTTGCCGTAGCAAAAGGTGTGCAGTTCAACCTATAACCCTGCCATGTCCTTGAACTTAAGGTCGGTTATGCCGACCTTTTTTTTTAAATTAATTTAGATTCCCCTTGACTATAAAACTAAATACTTTTAGATTTATTGCATGCCAACCCACCCCGCCCCACAGAACGCCGGGCAATACTTCGAGTTACCAGGCAGTGGTCAGGGGTTAAGTAGCCAGCCCGAGGCGTAAGAACATGACGGCAGGGTTCAACTTTAATAACTATGCAGCAGGTTTTTGTTCCGCTACCCCGGCGTTAAGGGGAAACAGAGGATTTCTCAGTGGGCGAAGTCAAACATCAGAATGGAAGGCATCCCAGGATCGGCAAAGAAGCAGCAATGGCGCTTTATATTGACATCAGCGCCATTACCGGACAGGTAAGAGTTATCAGAGCGGTAACTAAGCGGTATGCGCCTTTACTTCAGAAAGTCTCTGGTGAGTGCACCGAAGATATTGTCAACGATTTCGTCATCGAACTGCGAGGACTCATCTTCAGTTACAAGGTGACCACAATTTTTGCAGATGGCTCCCGCGAAACTGTCAGAGCCCTGCGGCTTAAAGGATGTGTCAAAGACTTCGCCACCACATTCTGGGCAAGAAAACTTGATTGTATTCATAACCAATTTCCTCTCGAGTAACAGACCCCTCAGAGGATACCACCTCGCCTGACGTGGTTAAAAGCAGGCAACGCTAACCACAAGGAGCCGACATGCAGAAACGAGAACCCGTCATCATCGCGCCAGACTATACCGATGATGAACTTTATGAGTGGATGCGCCAGAAAATTAATGCAGCGCAGGATCTGAAATGGGCCAATGAAGCCAGGGCTAAGCAGGCTGAAAATCTGTCCGCTCTGGAGCAGGATATCACCAATCTGGAAAAAGCAGCGGCATTAAGCATTGCCAGAATGATTACATACCCGCGTTAATAGCTAACCAACGAAGCTAAGGTTGGTAATTAAGGAGTTCTCCACGGGTGAGGTGGAGTGCGTGCGCCGGACACGGGTGAACATCCAGCACAGACAGTTTACTGAAAGGATATTTCCCTGAAAAGTCAGACCATAACGCGAAAGCGCACGGCGAGGTAGCTGGTTCATAGATAGCCTGTCGTTAAATTTTCGTCGACCGTGCGCTTCCGGTTGTGGCACTCCGCGAAATGGCGCGGCGGTAAGTATGGCGGGGTTATTCCTTCCCCGTTGAGGACACCGGGTTGTCAGGTTGACCATACGCTTAAGTGACAACCCCGCTGCAACGCCCTCTGTTATCAATTTTCTGGTGACGTTTGGCGGTATCAGTTTTACTCCGTGACTGCTCTGCCGCCCTTTTTAAAGTGAATTTTGTGATGCGGTGAATGCGGCTGAGCGCACGCGGAACAGTTAAAACCAAAAACAGTGTTATGGGTGGATTCTCTGTATCCGGCGTTAATTGTTAACTGGTTAACGTCACCTGGAGGCACCAGGCACTGCATCACAAAATTCATTGTTGAGGACGCGATAATGGAAACGTTATTACCAAACGTTAATACGTCTGAAGGTTGTTTTGAAATTGGTGTCACTATCAGTAACCCTGTATTTACTGAAGATGCCATTAACAAGAGAAAACACGAACGGGAGTTATTAAATAAAATATGCATTCTTTCAATGCTGGCCCGTTTACGTCCGATACAAAAAGGATGCTGGCAATGAATACAGCATTTGCACTTGTTCTGACATTTTTTCTTGTTTCCGGAGAGCCAGTTGATATTGCAGTCAGTGTTCACAGGACAATGCAGGAGTGTGTGACTGCAGCAACCGAACAGAAAATTCCCGGTAACTGTTACCCGGTCGATAAAGTTATTCACCAGGATAATAACGAAATCCCGGCAGGATTTTAAAACAGCACCGTAATAAATATCCAGTTTCATTCTTATATGTCAGCAATGGCAGAGATTTGTTCACCCTTAAATCTGTGATGAGGTTTACCAATAATGAGCACTGATAAAGAAGAATTTGCACTATATTGCGAAGCAAAAAATGACAAAGTAAGAAAACGCCTGGGAATTAAAGGTGGTTTTTACTGGACTACAGCAAAAAAATTATCTGTTGCAATCTCCCGCTGCATTACCGCAATGGATGACAACGATTATGATGAAGACGACTTTAAAAAACCCGTCCGCGTCAATTTGCCCGTTGTTGACGACCTTCCGCCAGAAGGCGTGTTTGATACTGAATTCTGCAACCGCTATGAAAAAGGCGGGAAAGATGGCATCACAATGACATTTATCGGCCCTTCCCCCTCTGTTCAGGACAAACCAGCCAGCACTGACAATACCAACATCAACGGCGAAGACATGACTGAGATTGAGGAGAGCATGCTTCTGCCTGTCTCCGGTCAGGAACTGCCCATTCGTTGGCTTGCTCAACACGGCAGCGAAAAACCAGTAACGCACGTTTCACGCGACGAACTCCAGGCATTACACATTGCACGGGCTGAAGAACTACCGGCTGTTACTGCCCTGGCTATTTCGCATAAAACCAGTCTGCTCGACTCGCTGGAGATTCGCGACCTCCACAAACTGGTTCGTGACACTGACAAAGTTTTCCCTAATCCTGGTAATTCAGACCTGGGACTAATAACTGCTTTTTTCGAAGCATACCTGGACGCTGACTACACTGATCGGGGTCTGCTGACAAAAGAGTGGATGAAAGGAAATCGTGTTTCACGCATCACCCGCACGGCTTCCGGTGCTAATGCTGGCGGTGGGAACAAAACCGATCGCAATCCGAATTTAGTACACACCCTCGACACACTGGATGTGGAGATTGCAGCAGCCACACTTCCGATGGATTTTAATATTTATGAAATTCCGGGCAGCGTTTATCGTCGCGCAAAAGAAGTAGTCCTGAACAAAGAAAGTCCGTTCAAAGAATGGTCCGCAGCACTTCGTGCAACCCCGGGTATTCTGGACTATTCCCGCGCCGCTATTTTTGCACTTATCCGAAGCGCACACCCTGAATTTTATCACTACCCGGGACGCCTTCAGGGGTATATCAACGCCTATTTGACGGAAACTGATCACGAGAACCCCAGCAAGGAAACTCTCACAGCTGCCCGGCATACGCCGGAAAAAGATATCCTGGAAGAAATTAACCGCGAGGTGGTTACTGAGCGTGAAACAGAAGAAGAAAAACCACAACCATCTGACGCAATGGCAGGTGAACAGGCAACAACTGAAACAATGGAACCGGATACAACTGAACATGGCCAGAACGCGCAGTCGCTGGATGCTCAGTCGCAGGTGAGTTCCGCTAACCAAGTAAAAGTCACCGCTGACGAAGTAAACAAAATTATGCAGGCAGCCAATATCAGCCAGCCTGACGCCGATAAGTTACTTGCTGTATCGCGTGGTGAATTTGTTGAGGGGATTAGCGACCCTAATGATCCGAAATGGGTCAAGGGGATCCAGACTCGCGATTCTGTGAACCAGAACCAGCATGAATCGGAACGGAACGACCAAAAAGCGGAACAAAACAGCCCAAATGCGTTACAAAACGAGCCAGAAACGAAACAATCCGAACCAGTAGCGCAACAGGAACCGGAAAAAGTCTGCACCGCCTGCGGTCAGAGCGGTGGCGGCAACTGCCCTGATTGTGGCGCGGTGATGGGCGACGCAACATACCAGGAAACATTCGATGAAGAGAATCAGGTTGAAGTTCAGGAAAATGATCCGGAGGAAATGGAAGGCGCTGAACATCCACACAAGGAGAACCCTGGCGGCAATCAGCATCACGCCAGCGATAATAAAACTGGCGAGACGGCAGATCACTCAATTAAGGTGAACGGTCATCACGAAATCACATCCACCAGCAGGACGTGTGACCATCTAATGATCGACCTTGAAACCATGGGAAAAAATCCTGATGCCCCGATCATCTCAATAGGTGCAATATTTTTCGATCCGCAAACCGGAGATATGGGACCGGAATTTAGTAAGACTATCGATCTGGAAACTGCTGGCGGAGTCATTGATCGGGACACCATTAAATGGTGGCTTAAGCAATCACGCGAAGCGCAATCTGCCATTATGACCGATGAAATCCCGTTAGATGATGCACTGTTACAATTGCGGGAATTTATCGACGAAAACTCCGGTGAATTTTTTGTTCAGGTCTGGGGAAATGGAGCCAACTTCGACAACACGATTTTGCGCCGTTCATACGAACGGCAGGGGATCCCCTGCCCGTGGCGTTACTACAACGATCGCGATGTACGCACAATCGTTGAGCTGGGGAAAGCCATAGACTTCGATGCCAGAACGGCTATTCCATTCGAAGGTGAGCGCCATAATGCACTTGATGACGCTCGTTACCAGGCAAAATACGTTTCAGTTATCTGGCAAAAACTGATCCCGAGTCAGGCTGATTTTTAATGTTCAACCGTCGCCAGTTGTCGTTGATATTCTGCAACTGGCGCGTTCCGGAGTGATAGCCATGAGCGAACAGTACCTGATAACGCTCGACGAGTGGAAACCAAAACGGTTCAGTCTCCCAATAACAAACACTACCCTGGTGAAATACGGAAAACTAGGATACATCGTTCCAAGGCCACAAAAAATTCGTGGGCGTTGGCTGATAGATCGCCGAGCAGTATTTGTTGGGCCTGGTGAAACGGGAATTGCGCCGGAAATTCATACTGGCGATGATGATGCACTGAAGGAGATTTTAACTCATGTCACCGAGGCCACGAAAAAACAGCACTGACGTAGCCGGTCTTTACGAAAAGTTTGATCGCAGAACTGGCAGAGTTTACTACCAGTATAAAAATCCTGTGACTGGAAAATTTCACGGACTCGGAACAGACAAAGGTAAGGCAGAAAAAATCGCTTCCACAGCCAATCAGCGAATAGCTGCAGCAGAAGCTGAATATTTCATGCGCAAAATTGATGAAAGTCCGTCAGCAACAAAACGTCGGGGTATCAGATTAAAGGCATGGGTTGATCGATATCTGAAAATACAGGACACGCGACTGAAAAATGGAGATATTGCAGCTACAACTCACAAAGAAAAAACCCGAATGGCTGCATACCTGGTTTCCCGTCTGGGAAACCACCCATTGAAAGAACTGGAAGTAAGAGACTTTGCATTAATACTGGATGAGTGGCTGGATAAAGACATGGTCAGCACAGCGAGAGTAAATCGTGGATTATGGGTTGATATTTATAAAGAAGCACAGCATGCAGGGGAAGTTCCTCCTGGATGGAATCCTCCGGAGGCTACCCGTAAACCGATCCCTAAAGTAACCAGAGCCAGGCTCACCATGGAAGACTGGCAAAAAATTTACAATGCAACGCCTGAAAAACACTTTATCCGTAACGCAATGCTTCTTGCGATTGTTACTGGTCAGCGCCGTGATGACATTTGCCACATGCGTTTTTCAGATGTGTGGAACGAACACTTGCATATCACCCAGGGAAAAACCGGAATGCGTCTGGCGTTACCGCTTACACTACGATGTGATGCCATTGGGATAACGTTAAAAGAAGTTATTGATGGGTGCCGAGACAGAATATTAAGTCCATATCTAATCCATAGTCGGCACCAGAAACAACCGAAGCCGATGAGTAAAGACAACCTGAGCGACTACTTTGCCAAAGCACGGGATCTGGCTGGGATAATTCCACCAGCAGGAAAAACTCCGCCAACATTTCATGAACAACGCTCTCTATCAGAACGGCTGTACCGTGCACAGGGTATTGATACAAAAACATTACTAGGACATAAAGTCCAGGCAACCACCGATCGCTATAACGATACTCGAGGTCAGGAATGGGTTAAGTTGGTTATTTGA